GCCAAAGTCAGCGGGTAGGGCGCTGAACTGCGTGTCGATCTCCGCCGTTGATCTGCCTTCCATCCGCCAATGCCGAACCCGGCGGTTCATGTCTGCCTCGGCTAACGTAATAAAATCAGGCGCGACGCTGGTCAGGTCATCCCGGTTTAAAAAATCAGCGATTGACGTTTTCAACTCTGCATATGTTGTTATAGCCATTAATTTTTCTCCATACGCGCAATTGCTTGATTTACTGCTTTTAGGCCTTTGTCATAACTATCAACAATTTTTCCGCCGACATTATTTGCTACAGTATTGGTAAAATTTGGATCAAAAACCATAAACACTAAATCTGGTTTTCCACCATTAAAATGTTGGTTAACTTGCATGAATTCATCTACAGCTTGGTCGCCCCATTCCTCGCGCACGAAATCTTCATCAAATTTAATTCGAGCAACAGGCTTAAAACCGAAACGAGCATATTTTTGAGGTAAAACAGTATCAAATGCGTTTAACCATTTCGCGCCATTTTGCAGGCCTGCGGCTAAAACATTATCTGAAAACCCAATTCCTGTTGCGCCTTTTTTAGAAACAACAGAAGACAGCTCGCCTGATTTGGAAATTGCAAATCCCCCGCTACCGTCTGGGGTCGTATAAAGCTGGTATCCTTTGTAATCAGTTGGTTTGTAAACATCTACAGATTTGCCCAGTATTCCCCGGGAATTTTGCGCTTCTGTCATTTTTTCGACAAACGCTTTTCTACTTGGACTATCTGCGGAAAGACGCACAAAATTTTGCGGTTGTACGCGTGTTTTTTCTACAAGACTAACAAATTCTTGCGTAGGCTCAATTACGCGACCTGAGCCACCAAAACTTAGAGGAACTGATCGACCACTTGGCTTTCCGTAAGATGGGAGAACGAGATTCCCTGAGCCTCTTGCTGCTGGATTATTGCTAAATCCAAATCTGAAAGGTGTTGCCGCAGATACAAACTGTCTATGCTGGTATAAGGAGTCGAGCCGTCTTGCGACGTTTTCTGCCCCTCCTGGGATTGCTGCCCCGCTGATGTCCCTTGTCCCAATTGGGTCAGCAAGCCTTGCTGCTTCATCGATAACTGATCCATAACCAACCTCCCTTAAAGGATTTCCATATTTTTCCTGTTGCAGTAAAGTTGCAAAATCAGGAACATCTGTTACGCGTTGAGGGGATAACAACCCCTGTTGAATAATTTCTGTAGCTGACGGTCCACCAGTTGGCATTCCTTCAGCCATTTGCTCATACAAAGCTTTACCAAAAGACCACGCTGTCTCTTGGACCTCAGACGGCATTATTTCTTCGCCTAATATATTTGACATTTTTTGAGCTGCTTGTCTACCCGCCGCAGACGATCCTAAGTATCCTGGGCTATATCCTGGGTTATTCTTTCCAGAACCGCGTGCAAACAAATCTTGAGGCACTCCAGTTAAGTTTGCCATCCACGCATCATTTACATATCGGTCTAGATCGCCAGAGCTAGCATAGCCAAAACTATCAACCTTTGGTCCACTTAATCTAAAATCATCGCCTGGCGTGCCTTCTGGCTTTGATAATGTGCGGATAGCATTATTTTTCCACGCGTCTAAAACGCTATCTGTGCCTTTATCACCAAGCACACTACGGCCCATAATATCTAAAATTTCATTTGGGTCTTTTGGGCGTCCGGCCTTAGTCCAATTTGACCAAACATTAACAGCATTTTCTAAATTCATCTCAACAGATGTTTGCGGGGATAATGCTGCTAACAAAGAAGCGAAACGACGTGTGTCATCTTCAAATATAGTGTTTAATGCTTTTCCACTCTCTTTATACCATCCTAGCTTTGGCGCACCTTCGACGGCTGCGCTAATAAGCTCATTAGGGTTTGTCGCTCTAAAAGCGGCTTCTAACGTCGGTGCCGTTCGCGTTGTAACGGTTGCTGCTTCCTCTGGCGATAAATATTGCAAGATGTTTTCCATCTCCGGCACTTTATCAACAGCTTGAGATATTTGATCGGACGTGCCAGGCAATGGTTCTTGACCGCGAAACAATATATTACCAAGGTTAGATCCCATATCTGGCACCTCACCCGGTTGATTTAATCGTGTGATTACTTCCTCATACGCAGATTCACCGAGCTCACGCATACCACCAGATGTTAAGGCAAGCGTCTCTGATAAATACTTAGCTGCATCTAATGCAGTTTTTGCACCATATTTTGCAACAATTCCAGCCGGGATAGCTACCCCTGCAACCTCTATAAATGCGCTGCCAAAATTACCTTGGCTTAAATCAGTGCCAGCGCGTCGCATGTTTGCCACTGGGTTAACCATGTCTAAAACACTAGCACCGCTCATAACTTGAGGGCGCATGTTGGGTGGCACAAATTGGCTAACGCTTTGACCTATAGTATCTAGCAAACCATACAGCGCACGCGTTCTCCCTTGACCCGCTGGGCCCTTCGGGTCAGCAAATGCTGCGATGTTCTCCAGTATGCCCATCTACCTCTTTACACTCCGTTTGCCTGAGCATCCCCAGGCTTTGCGCCGCACCTTTACTTTCGGCGTTCTCTTCTGGCTTACCGTCCTGGCGCAGTAGGCGTTGCCACGCTTGGTCCCGGGTGACGACACGCGTCTATGCGTCTTGCCCTTGCTGTCCTTGTATGTGGTCCCGTCGGCGTACTTCTTGCTGGCTGGCACCTTCTTACGCTTGGCTGGCATTACTTTTTCTTCTTCGCGGTCTTCGCGCTTTGCTTAAACGCCTTGGCCGTAGGCGCACCCTTTGACCCAGGTTTGCGCATCTTCTCCGGGGTTTTACCTGCAGCCTTCTGCCTCTTTATGCGTTTTCGTTTAGCGTGAATATTTGCGTATAAGCCGGGTTTCTTAGCCATTACTTTTTCTTCCCGCCTTTTTTCTTGCCGCCCTTGTGATACCCGGGCATGCTACTTGCCGTACTTCTGCTTGAGACATTTGCCAGCCCGTTTGCACCCCATCGGTGTCGGGCATCCCTTGCATGGTTTCATATGCGTCACTCCTTCAAGCTGCTAAAATGTTGCCCTCACTCTAGCACAGAGGCCACGCAGCCCCAAAAAATCACGCGATGCCTTGCAAGTTCCGCCGTAGCTCGCCGCGCCACACTTTAAACGACCCGGACTGCGCCGTGATCGCGTCAGACGCCATCGTTAAACACAACGCGTCGGCTAAGTCAGGCGAGCCCAACCCACGCTTACGCATCTCGTCTTTGCTCTCAGCCTTCATTTTGCCGGAGCTGGTAAAGCTGTACCGTATCGCCGTCAGCTCGGCTAACAGTTGGTCATCCTTGGGTAACTTGCAGCTCCGATCCTCCAGCCAGCCCTTACACTTAAACCACAGCTCAGAGCGCAAGTTCATGTACGTGTCTCCCATGCTGGGGCTCTCCGCCACGTTCACACCCCGCACTGGCAAGCCGAGCTCCATCAATCGGTCTACAATGCCAGCCCCCAGGCCGATGCTGTCTACCAGGATCTCGTCTGGCTGCTTGGACGGGGGCAGGGCCTCATATTCCGCCACAACGCGCCCGGTGGTTTGCATCAAGTCTAACCCGCGCCACGCACGCAGCTCAGTAACCACGGGGCCCTTGCGCTTGCACAACGCCGTCGCATCAGAGCCGAACCTACTGACGTCCAGGCCCCACACCTCGGTGGTCTCCTCGGATACCTCAATGCTGCGGTTCTGCGCCGCCTCCACAAGGTGATACGGAATAATGGTGTCGTCGTCGGTCAGCGGAAAGTCGCCCAAAACGCGCACCCTAAAGGCCGAGCTGGCTTCCCCGTAGCGCATGCGCATCTCATTGACAAACTCGTCGCTGACCAACGGGCTATCCTCGCAGCTCCACGTCCGGGTCCACCAGGAGCCCTTCATGCGGTTGTGGCTCTCAAAGAACGTCCCGCTCGACCGGGTGGGGTTGCTTAACATAAGCGTCGTTGCATTGTGTCCACTCATTGAACCAGCGGCGGCCTCAAAAACAGCCTCGGGCACGCCGCTGGCCTCATCAACAATTAACAAAACGTTATCACTATGAACCCCGGCCAGGGCTTCTGGCGTCTCAGCTCTCGCGGTGCGACACGAAATAAACGCCTCAGCGGGGGCCGCAACAAGCTCCACACGGTCAGACTTCACGTTCAACAGCTCTTGCAGCTCCTTGGGCAGCTCATTGACCCACCGTTTCAATTCAGCAAACATCGCGTCAAACAATTGGCTACTGGTGGGGGCCGTCACGACAACTTTGCACGGGTAACGCAGCAACAAAAACCACAGCATTGCCCAGGACGCGGTTGTGGATTTACCCGTGCCGTGCCCAGATTTTACACTGATGCGCCGCTCCCCGGCAGCCAACGTGCGCAAAAACTCAGTCTGATAATCAAACGGGGTCGCGCCCAGCATCTCCTGGACAAAACGCACCGGGTCGTTGTGGTACGCCTCCACAAATTCTTCCATAAAGTTTTTCTTAGTCATCGCTGTGCTCAATCGTCTTGGTTGTGTCCTGGACCAGCTTGACCTTACGCAACGCATCCAGGTGCATGTCGCCCACATTAACCGTGATTTGCGTCTGGCCCTTGCTCGACCCGTAACGCTTCTGGTTCCACGCCTCCGCGATAAACCGATGCTGCATGGCCTCCTCCTTGGCTATACTAATGTCCAACGCCGACAACTCCGACACCTTGCTGCCAGGGCTGGCGTTGTCTCGCTCATGCTTGCGATCCTCACGCAAACGCCGCATAATCTCAAACCCAGCCTCAGCGTGCGCGTCCGCAGCTTCCTCACGCACAGCCTCCATAGCCGCAGAGTAGGCCTCATGCTTGCCCAAAATGCGGTGCAAGTAACCCCGGTCCAGGTTTAACTCTTTCGCCAAGCCGGACACCGTCCCGCCAGATAACAAAAAGTCTTGCAAATACTCTGCGCCGCCGCGCTTCTCAATCTCAGCAAATGCTGCCTTACGTTTGGGTCTGCCTGCCATATTTTTCTCCAGTTAAACTAATAATAAACACGGGGGTGCCGGGGGGCAAAATTTTCGGGTGAGGGTGCGTGTGGGGTTGTACAAGACCTACCCCTAGGTGTGGCCGGGCCGGGGGGGTGTTTGCCGATTCCGACCACAACATCTTGTGTTTTGCCCAGGGTAAAAATAGGCGCAAACAGGCAGTAATCACGTAACGCATTGATATACATAGATATTCCCGGTTTTGCCAAATTCGTATAATGAACATTATGTTAACACTTTTGCCTCGCACGCGCACGCGAGCACTACTCCGTCGCTGTCTTACACCCAATAAAAAAGGGGCGACGCCTGGAAGTTGGGAGGAACAGACATCGCCCGAGTTGGAGCATTTGGTTGGAGGAACCCTTGCCCCAAGGCAAACATAGTGACTTCTATGTAATGCCAATATAAACCAGCTACTTATCACCGCCAAACATCGATGCATTACTTGTGGTGCCATTGGACGTGCTCCTGGATATGCTTCATCATGTCCGTCAAAAGGTAAGGGAAGTCTTGCGGCGGTATGATGCCGATTAGCTTACCGTCGATCCATATGTGTAACCCGTCGTCGTACACTGCGTAACGTAGCATGTTAAAAGTCTCCTGGTATTTCGCTCTTTGTCCGAGCTCTGTATTTTGCGTAGCCTTTCAGATCGCTGACGACCTTGACGTACCCTCGGTCAATCAAGCTCAACAGCGTCTTCCTGGTAACGCGTAGGTTTTCATCCATCGCCCCTGCGAGTTCCTCGGCTGTCATTATTCCCTCAGCTCGCATAAACTCCAGGACGTGTAACTCATGTTTTGTCAGCGGTTCGCTCCATACTCTTCGGCGCTTGTCGTCGGGCAGGGCGGCACGTAACCCCAGCGCAGCCCGTTTGCGCTCAAACTCCATCATCCGTTTCCGCAGCTCATCCTGATCCACGGCTTTTCTCCAGCTCGTACTTTCGCCTGAGTATTGCGCTGCGTTGCCAGTCGTTCCATTTCGTCAGCTCGGTTGATTGTAGGACCCGGCGCCGATTTGCGATCCCCTCCAGTTGACCAAGATCAACATCAGCCAACGCCCGGTTAAAATCTCTCTCCGACAATTTGGAATAATCTGGAGCTCGCCAGCGTAAATCCTCTTTCAACTTACGCATCGCAAGTGCCTGCTTTTGGTATACCAGCCCACAAGCAATACCATTATACCATACCTAAAGGTATATGGTATAAATGGTATAGTAAGCCTTGTCCGATACCATTTGCTATACCAAGCAGTACCAAACTGTACCATTTGTAATATTTTATGTAATGTTTTCAGTATCATATGCTCTGCCGTTTTTGGTACACCTCTGGTATGCCCCTCATATTTTGTGCTTGGATCGTACCAACCAGTAAAACCCGTCATTTTTAGCCATTTCGCCCTTGTCGGTGAGCCCCTCTATCGCCCGTTGCCAGGCCTGGCTTTTGTTCACTGCAGCGACCTTCCCGTAGAAGTGTTTGCGTATGTCTTCCTCTTCTATTGCCCACCTGGTGCCGCCCTCCGGAAAGCCTGCGCCAGCTTTGTTTGGCCCTCCGACGTGCTCGCCCCAGAGCTGCGTAAAGCAGTTCATCACCAGCTTTTCGTTTTTGGTGAGCTTTGTTTTTGCTTCTGACTGGCGCTCCTCATCCACCGGGCCGATGTAGCAGCTCGTCACCGGGTCGCCGTCTTCGTCCACGCCGAGCTCAACCGCGTGCAATTCAAATGCGAATTCGTGGCCGCTCTCCATGTCTCGCTGCTTGGTTGCCTTGGCGAACCGCAGTCGGCTGCCGTCATCCACTGTCAGCTCTATCTCTGTGTCTGTGGCGGCGCGTAACGAACTGTGGCCCCTGGCAGTGTCTGTGGCTTTGCCTGAGTGATGCACAATGGCGATGGAGGCTTCTGCGTGTTGCCTGAGTATGTCGCAATGCTGTATGACCGCCGTCATCGTTTCTGGCGCGTTTTCATTACCCCCAGCGATGGATCTGGAAAGCGTGTCAACTACGATAAGCTCTATGCTGCCGTGCTTTTCTTTTACCAGGTCGA